GGAAATAGAGGAAGTGTTTAGAACTGTGGAGCAAGACTTTGCTTTAACAGAATCTAAAAAATCCGATGGTGGTTGGAGAAACTTTCCTGTTGAATTGGGCAGAGCAATACTAAGAAAGGCACAAGAGGAATGAAAGCAAACGAATATCAAGTAGCTGGCAAACACTATGCTGAGAATGCGATTCAACCTTGGGACTACATCATTGCCAATGGTTTAGGATATTTAGAGGGAAACATTGTTAAATACACTACCCGCTGGCGCAGAAAAGGCGGAATAGAAGACCTAAAAAAAGTGATACATTACGCAGAGAAATTAATTGAAGTAGAAACAATCCGTAAACTTAAAGAGGAGCATGACAAATGATCGGTGAAGCTTTAGTCAAACCAACCCCACTAGATAATGATGTAGCGGTAATGAAGATCCTACAGCTTATGGGTCAAATCAGTTTAAACGACCTAGAGTATGTCCTGCGTGTAACTGCTGCCGTTTATAAAAAAGTTGCATGAAATGTCAACCAAGGCGCAAAAAAAACTATTCTCATCTCTCGCCAATTTGGGATGCATATTGTGCTGGCACAAAGGCTACGAGGGGACCCCGCCCGAAATTCACCATATACGAAGAGGTGGTAAGCGAGACACTGCGCCTGTTATCCCCCTCTGTCCCGAACACCACCGTGGAAATACCGGCATTCACGGCATGGGACGTAAAGGATTTGAAAGGGAGCATGGAATATCTGAAGACTCCCTTTTGCAGATGTGCAACGACATATTCCGCTTACAAGGGAATGATGACCTTCAACAGCTCTAACGTGGAAGTCCGATGGAAGAAGCGAGTTTTACACCTTGTTCAGCTACCCGATTGTACTGAGCAGTCAAGCGATTAATTTCATCTCTACGATCTTCGGGTGACATAGCTTGATTTTCACGTACAAAATTAATTTGTTTTTTGATTGCCGTCATGCTTTGACCAATTCTGCGTAGGGCTGGTGCGGCTCCAATCTGTTGCATTTTTTCTTTATCTTTGATGAAAGATTGAATTTCTTCTGCTCTGCCTTGAGCTTTGAGTTGTGTGAATTCTTGCGCCACTTGATTAGCGTTTTGCTCTAATTGATAGAAATCACTTACTGCTTTATCAGCATTTGGATCTGTCAAGAATGATTTAAAGAATGGATCTTTGGCAAGATTGGTGGCGGGAGGAGTTCTACCTTCTGCGGCATATACAGCCTTATCAGCCATACCCGTAGTAAACGTACCCAGTTCAGCCATATAGCCTTGTATCAAATTATCAATCTTAGCTGGGGACAAACCAATCGTACCCAATCCCGATTTACTTAATTTTTTAGATATTTCACTAGCATTACGTCCACGATCTTCTACTGGTAGTCTTGCATCGCCCAAGCTTTCAATAGTGTTACCTGTGTAGAAACTGTGGTTGGTAACTGTCTCAATAGCTGGTTTAAACAGTTGTGGAATCGGCAGCGCACCACCGGGTAAGTTGTTTGTTACACCCTCCCAGTAACTGTGTAGTACTTCCTTCCCTGTGCTTGTTCCGTACATATAACGTACTGCCGCTTCGGGGATTGTTTTGAATAGGAAGCCGACCTCAAATGGGGTTGGTACTTTGATAAATCCATCACCAGTAGGATTTTTGATAAGCCAGTTGTTGTCTTTAACATAATCAGGTAACTTCTTATAGTCATCGTCATTTTGCATCAACATCGCATAAGCTGTGGTCATAGCTGCCAACATGAATGCACGTTGTTTAAACAGCTTCTGTGCCGCAGCTTTTTCTGCGGGCGGTAAACCGTAACCTGTAGCTGCTCGGTAAACGGTATCTAAAGATGTAATGGAAGCGGACAAGAACGGAACCATGTGGCGAGCATAGAATAAAGTTTTAGAGTTTCCATGCACAGCAAAGTTAATCGATTCACGAGCCTTCATTACAGCAAAGTTTGTTGCATCAGCTTCTGTCATTCCCCTAGTCAAAGCGTTTGCTTTTTCTTTCTTAAAGATGGCTACACGAGTTGCGGCATCAGAAGCTTCGTGCACTTGCATCATTTTATGTAAAGCTTTATCTAAAGTACTTGGTTTAGATTTTTCTTTACCTACTTGATTTAAGTAGTCATAGATATCAATCGTGCTGTCATATTGACCGATAACACCACGTTGTGCCAGTAGTTTGGCTTCTTCAGAATCTTTCATCAAGATACGCATGAATTCACCAGCAGAATGGAACGGTGTAACAATACCGCTGTTGGCTACCAAGTTAGCGTGGATTGGGTCTTTAATAAGCTGACGTAACCAGAACATTGGGTTTAACAAAGCGCCAGCACGAAGCAGTTTTGTAGAGCCAGCCATAAATTTCATGATTGGATTTAGCTCATAGTGCATCGCTTCAAAAGCGGCTAGGTCAGTTTGATTATGTACGATAGCATCGACAATCTTGCCGTTTTCTTTATAGCGCAAATTGATATTGGGATCGCCACGATACAGAGGAACCTCGTTACCCTTTTCGTTGATGCGGGATGTTGTTGCCATACCAATAGAACGTAGCTGATCTACAGCGGTTTTGCGGATATGATTTTGATAAGCCGCAGTTAACATAGCGGCATATTGCTTATCTACGTTTTCCCAAATATTGCGATCTAATTCTGAACCTTCAAGTTTAAATATCTTTTTGGTAGATTTAAGACCGGGAGCATTACTTGTATATTGATTGTTAATCATCTCTTCCAAGTCAGCTTTAGAAGCCGCTAAAGAAACATAATGCTTTTTAGCACGATAAGAATCTGCTTCTGCTTTATCAAGCAATCCAGCCGCTTCCCATAGATTTACCAATGCAGTATTAACATTTTTCCAAATGCTAAAGATTTGATTTAGTTCTGGAACGTTTTTAATTTGCTGTTCAGCCCAAGCAATTTGTGCGGGAGTAACTTGAAGTTCACGTTTTAAGCCAAGACGTGCATCTTCTTCTAAAATTTCTTTACCACGCATAGCACGAGCTACTTCAGCTACAAATCCACGACCTGATAAACCTGACGCTTTTACTTGAGCATTGTCATCTAGCTTGTCAGCTATGATGTGGCTATTAGCCAAATTGTTTACAGCATCGCTTTTAATGATGATTGACCCATCATTATTAATAATTGGGATACCGCTTTGCAAACCATTTTTAACCAAGTTAATTACTTGAGCATAAGCACGTGTTAATAAGTCGGCACGAAGTACTCCATCCTTATAGACTTCTTGGTTTTGTAATGTCCTAGTAAGGCTGGATCCTTTGTCTACCCAGTTATTACGTAGCCCAGTCCAGAACTCTTGGTTTTGCGCTGCGTCTTTTACATCACGTATTGTGTTGTTTAAACGCTCACCTGCTGATTCCTGCTTTTCTAAAGTTGTTAAAGTTTGGGGTGGAGCGTTTGTAAGGGAGTATTTTTCAATACCACGATAAGGTCTTTGATTAAAGACTGATTTAACTTGACTAGGTGAAAAAGCAACTACTTCATTTAGTTTTCCGTCACGATAAAAGAAAATACCATCGTGACCTAAATTTCTAGCACGTGTCATCAATTGTTTAGTTAAACCGCCCGTTTCTTCATAAGCTTTTTCTGTAATTTTTTCAGCTTGATTTTCGTTAACACCGATTGCCATCAAAGCTAATTTTGCTGGATCGCCTTGTCCGTTATATTTAACAATCACTGGGTTCTCAATAGAAGCAAATAACGGGATCATTCTTCCGCTTGGTATGCCTTCGCCAGTTCGTTGAGCCTCTCTTAAAGGTTCAGTAATTGATTTATGACCAAGCCTTTCCATAGCATCAATAACTTCTGGACGTGGAATGCCAGCATAATTATTGGCATAGTCAGCCTCTGGTGTAAGGTAAATTCCAGCGCCCAAAGCGCCTTCTTTACTTAATTTAAATGTATCGTATGGTTTGCCATTTTTGTCAACGGCTGAAGTGCCGTGATATACCACCATTGGGCTACCATCTTCATTGATAACTAAACTATCTCTAAACCAATTTTTAAACTCGGGAGTATCGGGTGCTTTTAAAGAATACTTTTCGCCAGTATCTTGCATCTGTGCACGTGTGCCACGTGGTTCTACTGGGATATTGTCGTGGTTAAGGATAACCATCATTCCCATATTAGGAACTGCGTAGCCATCATAGCCAGCATCAACCACTAAAGATTCAAATTTATTTGGATTGCCATTAGCTTCTGCGTTTAAACGTTGAGCTTCTGTGCCGGGCGGCAGGATATTTTTAAACGTTTGTTTGTGAGCTTGGTTTCCTACCCCCGCTTCTGGAAAGTTATATCTACCCGATTCATTAGGAATATAGAAATAAGCACGCTTTTGAATACGTGGATCATCTGACTGAGCAAGACGATTGGCTTCAGCGCCTCTAATGCCTTTACCATACGCAGAACCATTTAATGTTTTTCTTGGCTCATTGCTGTAATGAATAGCTTCATATGTTGCCGCACCTTTTTGTTGTTTGCCCAGAGAAATACCAGCGTTGTGTAAACCTTCTTTCCACGTCCAATCAGGCATTAAGCCAATCTTTTGGTCTGCAAAAACAGTGTCTTCTACCTTTGCTTTTCTATTTCTTTCGGCATACGGACCAAAATTTAACCAACTATTTTGTCCACGAGTCTCAGATGTTAAAGCGCCCAAGGCTGAACCTGTAAACATTTTGGCATGGGCTTGCCAAGCATTTTCTTCGCCTTGTGCTCTAAAGCCAGCACCTTCTAATCCATGACCAAAAGCATCGTGAACCGCACGGAAAAGATCGTTGGCTGTAACAGGATGCATTACACCGTTCTGATCCTTCCAGCGTAGACCAGTCTTCTCTAACATTAAATTGTTTTTAGATGCTTTGTCGGTTATGCCTTCTGTACCGAAGCCATCGTAGGATCCATAAACTGCCATGTGCTTATTGTTACGTAGATCCCGCATTGCATTCCAAGGATTGCCATCATATGGGTCTGTCTTGGAATCAAAGAAAGAAAACTTATAGCCAGCGTTGACTAAAGCTTTATATTGATTTTTAGTTTGGCGAATTAAATCTTTGTAAGCGGCTTTGACTTTAGGATTATTTGGTGCGTGTTGCATATTTTCATATGCTTGTGCAATTCTTTGTGCTCTTTCTTCGTCAACTTTTGCATACGATTGTTGTCTTTCGTATGGAATACCATTTGCTTCAGCATATTGCTTGGCAATGTTGACTATTCTTGGGTCTGGTCCTGTAGCGCCTTGGACAAGTGGCGCACCTTCAAGCGGCGCAAGGCTTCGTGGTGCTTGCCCTCTTCCTCTGTCTCCAAGTCCTGCGATGCCTTCATTGCCTCGACCGCTGGGTCGAACTTCAGATTTTGGAGATCCATCGGGGTTGTATTGTCTGAGACTGCGCTTTTCATTTGTTGTTCCTTCTACGGTAGGTGTAAATTTACCACGAGTTATACCTTCAAAGATATCATCTGCGGTTTTAAATCCAGCACCGTTGAATGCATTCTTAACGGCTTCAAAAAACTTACTAATGCGTTTAAACAGGCTACCAACCATCCCGGCTGGCGGCTGCTGCTTATTAAAGTGTTTAAACGCTTCAGCAACAGATTCTTCTAACATATCTGCTTCAAAGGTTTTCATGTCCCGACCTTCGGACTCGTACTGTTTCTTGTACAAGTCGTACTTGCCAGTGTCTTTGATGTACTTCTGAAGCCATTCGGATTTGGCTTTGTTTTCTAATACACGGAGTTCATCAGGTCTGAATGCGCCTAAATCAATTAAAGCGTGAATAGATTCGTGATCCAGTTCACCCATAGGATCTTCAGCATCGACTGCCATCTTAATTAAACCAGCATGGTAAGCCGCATTAGCCGCACCATTGGCTATAGAATCCATCATGCGAACGGCTACGTTTGCCAATCCATATTGACGTAAGCGTTTTTCAAGATCTTTCTTGATTTCGGGGGCTAACTCTTGAACCTTTTCATTAAAGATACCAAGCTTCGCTAAACGCTCATTAGCGCCTTCTAATCCTTGGGATGTGGTTACACCTCTAAAATCACGAGAAATGCCTTGGCGCTCGTTTAATTCGTTTTTAGCCATCTCCGCATATCGTCTTGCCAATGGGTGAATTTCACCGTTTGGTAATAATTGATGCGGTGCAGCAGTAATAGTCTGTTTAAGAATATCATCATGCAAACGGCTCATGCCGTGTTCTTCGGCTTCTTGCTTGGTTGGGAAGCTACCCATCCGTTCACCGTTCTCGTACAGACTAAATACTTCACGTCTGCCCCTGCCTTCACCAAGGACTTCTCTACGAACGTCCATACCCGCTGGGGTATTAGCCATAGGGTGAGCTGGGATTACGGTTTGTAAATACTTTGGATTATCTGGTGTAGAAGACTTATCTGGTCTGATGTTTAAACTAACATCACCCCTACGTACCATTTCGTCCAACAACATTTTGGCATCTTCGGCTCGTGGAGCAGCGCCTTGACCCAAGAACGTAGCCTTATGAATAGTTTTCATAATGTCAGCTTGGCTAAGTTCTTTGTTTTCAGCTAAGTCAGCTTGAACAGCTTTGACTGCATCATCGTAATCTGCTGGATGCCAAGGGGTGGCATTGGTATGACCTTCGGGAAGAATGGTCTTAGCGCCTTCATTGGTGGGAACTGCGCTTAAAGCTTTAGCCACAGCATGGCGCTGGGCATAAGTCATATCTTGTAAATTGTCTGTACCAGTGGTACGCATCAAGAAAGAGTTAAAACCGCCTGTGCCTGTTTCAATACCTTTCTTTTCCGCCATTTTTAAAATCTGTGCGGGAGCAAAGTTCTTTTCTTTTACGTTGGTATAGTCGTGTTGAACAGTTAAAAGACGGCTCAAGTCTTCTGGGTTAGCCCCAGCGTGAGCCAGATCCTCTATGGACATTTGATTTAAACGGGGTTTGCCATGTTCCATTTCCCGTTTTTCGTTTATCTGATCAAACGCACCTTTGCCAAAGACATTATCAATAGTTTGCTGATCAAACATACCGTTGTAATTTTGCAACATATCCTGCTGAATTGCAGGAGCCATATTCTTTTCTGGAACAGGCGCAGCTTTTTCTGGCGCTGGCAACAGATTGGTTGCTTGTGGTACGTTTAAATTTTGATAGGTCTGCTGCAACTGTTGTTGCTGACGTTGTTGCTCTTCTAATTGTTTTTTACGAGCCTCAGCTTGACGTTGAGCTTCTAGTAACTTGGCTTGACGTGGTTGCTCTACGTTTTTGTCATAGTAATGACCGGGAACAGATATAGCGCCACCAAGCACTGCACCGCCAATCAGATTATCAAAGTATTCTTGACGAGCTTGCGTGTCAGTTAAATCTAAACCAGCTTGCATACGTTCAAAGACCTGTTGACCAGCCTCGTTTAAACCTTCTATTGCAGCAGTCTGGGCAGCTTTACTACCATACTCTAAAGCGGTAGCAATTTTACCTTTGGGAATACTATTGGCTAATTGTTGTTTAGCTATTGCTGCGGCTTCTTTATCGCCTAGTTTAATACCCGCTCTGCCAAAAATATTTTGAACACCGGGAATCATGTGGTCAGAAGCAATATCTAAAATAGATTGCGGAACTGCCGCTGCCGCTGCTGTTGCTAAATTGGCATCGTTTAAACTTTTGCCTTCGTCAACCTGACGACCCAAGTTGGTTCCAGTAAATTGACCAACGTTAGCAGCAAAGCCAGCGATGGCTGGAGCGCCAATCATTCCAATTCCAGCGCCAGCAATTGCTTCGGGTGCGGCAGCTACTGCGGCTGCTGCTCCCAACGGAGCAACCATATAAGGAGCAGAGCTACCTAATAGTTCTCTAAACTTTTCAAATGGTGCTTCATCCCAACCTTTTTCAGTGGGTTTAAAAATTCTATCAGCTTTACCTTTTTGCTTGTTGTAGTAGTCTTCAGCGCCCTGAGTATCCATTAGACCAAGCTTGCCTAGGACA